TTATTTTTCTGTCACTTCCCACGTTACATACAACGGATGTCCGCCACTAGGCACAGAACCAGGGTTGGCAGTTTCCATATCTTCAAACCCGTCGTCACCAGACCCAGCTTTGATGATGACGTCTAAAGAATTGTCTGAGACAGACGCTTTTGCAAAATTACTTTGTGCATACCCGCATTGAAAATCTATTTTTACTGTCGTTAGAGCTTGGTTACCAACAATCAAAGAAATACTACCTTCTGAACCAAGTGCTGCTGTAAGGGGTCGTTCATTTCTAGATTTAACCAAACTCTGAAATTCCACTTTCGATTCCTCTGAAAGCCCCGTAAATACTGGACCTCTGAAATTTTCGAGCCGAATAAACAAAATCAAAAAATACATTTGTTTTTAGACAAAACCCGCTCATTCCATATCATTTTGCGCTCATTCCTGCTCACAATACGTTTAGAATTAGACTAAAAATCGCCATTTTTAAAAACGTTTAAATGCACTTTAAACAGACTTTAAACCCGCTTTAAATACGGTTTAAACATCAACAAGCTTAACTTCAACAACTCGATTCATATCTGGATCGATTTGAATTGTGATCTGAATTCCGTTTGCTACAAATTGCAAAACGCTTTGGTTAAATGCCGAATTAGTTTGAGCTTGGACCAACTTCATTAACTCGGTCGTTTGTTCAAACCCGATAATTTGAATCGCTGTTTTTAGCATTGCTTCATCGATAACTACCAATGTGCTTTTGGTTTCGGGCGCAACATCTAAAACTGATTTGAATAAATTCGGATGCAAGTGCCCTAGCGTCAATTTCGTGCCTGACTCTGGTTTTCCTAATGCGTGCTTTGCAGCAACTGTTGAAACCTGAGATTTAAAATAATCTTTGCCTTCATTTATAGCGGCATTAAAAATTGGCGTGGCCACTTCTCGAATTGGGTGATCGAGTTTCGCAAGCATTTGGCCCGTTGCCTTATCGGCTCCTAACCATGCAAGACCAGGATTGTAATCCCAACCTAAATCTATACCCGGCAATCGTTCTAGCTCTTCACCTGTTTTTGGATCAACTTCGGTAAATGGCTTTTGATAATTCTTAAGTGCTGAATCTGGCGTAACAGTTATTCCCATTCGTTTGATGTCAGCGTCACTCATGCTCACGACTTTACATCTACAGTTCCAACCGTTCGGCGGATAATGTGTGTGCCAAAAATTATGTTCAATTGGTAAAAGTATGTAGTTCCACGCGCTATGTTGCGGTCTTACTCGCGAGTCACCTGCAGTTAAATATAAAAGATATGGCCTACGATGTTTTATCCTTTCTTGCTGTTGCCATCGCCCAGCTGCACGCGCGGTGTTTTTATTGTTTTGATAAATTACTTGAGTTCGCCAACCGCGTTTTCCATTGTATGACCAACCATGTTTAGCAACGGTTTTATCAAAGCGCGCTCTAAAATCAGTGATCGTCTCACCATTTTCAATTGCAGCAAGTACAGCTTTATATAAGTCATCTAACAATTCAGTTTTGGTAGCTCCGGCAACGGTAAACGCTCTTGCATGTATGTGACCAAGTAAATCTTTGTAAGACTCAGTTGGTATTTGAACTTTTGATTTTAGATTTGAAATGGCCTCGTCGAACTTTACGAGTTGGCCATATTTGGAAGGGATATCGGACATATTAGAGTTTGGCTATATCAAGGGAAATTGCCTGATCAGCGCCCTGCTCATCTCGCTTGTAAAACCGGATAAATCGACAGCTATCAATGGTGTTTACAGACTCGGCAATGATGTCCATGGCCTTTTGCCATTTGCCTGTTTCATCATCAATTTCAAGCTTGCGAAGACTCAAAATACGCTGCGGATTAATCGTGCCTTGCTTGTCAGTTGAGAACACTTTATTGACGATCGCTTTGATGTTTTGATTGCCACCTTCGGTCCAATCACTAATGCATTCATCTATCAATTCTTTGGCTATTTGTAGCTCTGGACCAAGCTCGATACGCTCCTGAATTTGTATTTTTACTGACAACGAATGGTCAAAAGATCGCAGTGTTAAATTGCCTTTTTTACCGCCTAAATTTACGCCATGCTCTTGTGCTAACAGGTCTAAAAAGTCGTCAGCTTCATCCATTTGTTGCTGCTTAAATTCAGCGAGTTCGCGTTGTTGTTTCTCTGCAAGTTCTATCGCTTTTTTGACATATTCGTCCTTTATCAGGTCAGTTTGCTTCACGTTCGTAAGTGCTACTAAGTTGCCTTTACCATCTTTTAAAAAGCCTTCAGGTATCGCATTCATATGGTTAAATCTCCTGTTGATTTGCCTCGTCCATTCCTTCTAAAACCTCTAATTCAAACGCCTTTACAGCAACCTCTGCCAAGGCTGAATTAGATATATTTGGGAACTCATCAAGGATGTTTTGTTTTAGTTCGTCTAGGTTGTTTGCTTGTTTAGCAAACTCATAAATCTTCTTAATTTCGGCATCTGTTGCCTGGTCAAACTCGTTAAAAACAGCGATATCAGTACCCTGTTGGTCACTTGAAAACTCCTGTTTTGATGGGGTCGCGATGCCTTGGCCATCGTCTTTTATTTCTAACAGTTCTTCGCCTTGTTGGGGCTCTGGAATACCCAAAGTCTTGTACACATAATCCTTTGAAACAGGCACCATTCGGGCTGATTCACGAATAACGTTAACGGTTTCGAGGTTAACTTCTTTCTTGTCACGCCAGACATATTTGGGTGCTTCACCACCGTCGAAATTCACTCTATGGATGGTTTCTAATAGTTGGTTTCGATAACCAGATACAAGCGCCCTATCAGCCCGTTGGTTTTCACCTGCGCGTTTAGCATGAGTCTCACTGGCTGCACGCGCACCGGCTTTTTGCTCTGTGGCGAGTGTTTGGGAAGTCAGCGCTTTACTCATTTCTGAGTTACATAAATTGATAAGCTGCAACTGGACTGGTTCGCCAGACATTTTGCTTTCTATAATCTCTAAGCTGGCGTCATCTGGGATGACTGCAATACCTTCAGTGATCAACTTAGCTAGGCCTTCTAGCAATTCGCCTATTTCCTTATCCTGCGTGCCAATTGGATATTTGCCCACAGGGAATGGCACACCAAATCGCTCGCATAACTGCACGAAAAACTTAAAGCCGCCGTGCTTAAACATCCAAGGCCAAAAACAGCTACTGAGTAGTGCAATACCATACGGGTTTTTAGCCTCTGGCATATGCCTAACACACGTCCAACGGTCTTCATTTATGGGCTCGCCTTCTGGGTTTTGGCGGGTTTTTACAAGGAGTTCGTGATCTGAATTAAAAGCAAAGCGCCCTGCTGGCCATTGCTCTATGGTGCTAGGTATCCAGGCATTATCGCTTTTTTCGAATTTGCCTAAATGCGTTACTGCAAACCCATGTAAAATCGCACTGTAGTTGTGCCAATCAATGTCCATCCACTGTGTATTTTTGGCGGGGCTAGAGGCCATGAGCGCTTTTGCAATCTCGAAACTTTTCATACTCGATTCGTCATTGCCGCCTGGCACCAATTCCGCATTGAATGCGAACATACCAGAGCGCAAACTACGTAATTCACCAATTACATGGGCATCACGGGCTATTTCGTCATATATCAGTGAGCTTTTACCTGCTTTGCGAAGTATTGGATCTGGGTTGGGCAGCTCACGCATCATGGCCCATAAAGCAGGATCGGTTTTACTCATCGAAAAGGCTTTTTGTAATGCGCGATAGCCTTTGTATGAAAGGTGGGGTTTAGACATGATAGCCCCCTATTGGTTTGGTCACTTTTCGGCTTCTCACCTTTGGAATACCACCCGCGCCTGTGCTGGATATCATCCATAAAATGGTGAGTGCACAACTGAGGTCATAGTGATGATTGCTTTGTTTCTCTGGCCAGTTTTCTAGCTCATCCATAAGTAATCGTGTGCGTCGAGTATGGAAAAGGATTTGAGCAGGTTCGTTGATCACAAAGGGTTCTAACCCCTCGATGCGTTCTTCTTGTGGCACAGTCGCCGTAATACCTCTAAGCGGTAATGCAACGCCTTGGTCTAAAGCGTCTTTGATGTAGGTTTGGCGCATAAAATCAAAGGCGTTATTGTTTTCAAAGCCCCAAACCAAACAGTTGTACTCAAGCTGCAGCTTTATCAAATCCTTTAAAAGTCGGCTGGGGCCGCGTACCTTGCGGCTTTCGTATTCAAGGTGTAATTGACCTAACTCTTTGGCCCAAAAACCGACGAGCAAAGCACTGGGGTCAGCGCTGGCTGTTTTGCCCATGCTTGGGTCGCATGCGCCATAGGGTGTCCACAGGTTTAAGCGGTTAATCCAAGTCTCAAACCGATAAAAGATCTGTTCTTCGTCTGACTTGGCAATACCTTGCATCTCACGGTTAAACTCACGTTTGTTCGATGCCCACATCACCATCAAGTCATACAAACTACGCACACTCGGCCAGCTGGTTTTAGCAGCCTTAGACATTTGCCTTTTGTTCTTAATCCAAAACCTAAAGCTGGGCTTTTCTTCCTTGGAAACAGCTCGGCCTTTGGCTGCCGCTTTTTTCTCAAATTCTTTGTCTTTATAAAGCATGAGCTCACGGCATTGCTCCCATAAATCCATTCTTTCTGGGAACTGTGAAATGGCCTTAAACCTATGCACTAAATGACCAGGTGCATGCTCTGCACGTGAGATGGGGTCGTCGCTATTAAGTACGGTGTTAACGCCTAAGAATTTAACCGAACCATCTGGTGGGCCAAGGTACTGTACAGCGGCTTCAAGGAATGCCCAGCGGCTATCCCTTTCTGTTGCTGAGCGTGCTTCTTTATCGGTGATGATGTCATCGGCTAACAATAATTTGGGACGGCTGGCCCCATGGAATGCACCCCTAACAGACTGATCAGCACCACGGCTTTCAAAGCGAACGCCTTGCGCAGTAACAAACTCACCAATTTTCCAAACCGGAGATGTTTGGCAAACCTCTGGAAAGTCGAGCATTAAGTTACCATTGTTTAGCAGTTCGGTTTTAACCACCTCTAGTGTTTTAGCTGGCATTTTGGCTTCAGCGCCAAACAAAATGGCGTAATCTATAAAGAGCTCAGGTTTTATAAGGCCCAGTTCGTTGCATACTGCCTCGTCTTGAAGTAGCGCCAATACGGCTACATAAACAGGTGCGAGTTTAACGCCAAGCGTTGATTTTCCTTCGCCTCGGGGCGCTACAAACCAGTTTTTCCAACCGTTTTCTAACGCAATGGCTTCAGGAAACCAATCCATGAAGTATTGTTGGAATTCACTTGGCTTTTGGCCTTCATCCAACCACATATGGTGCGGGAAATACGTATAGACAAAGTACTCAAAGTCGCCACTCAATACGCGTTTTCGACGCTCTTTGATCGCTTTTGGGCTAGGGTCAATATCACGGTGTTTTGCTTCTATGTCTCGTCTTAGTGACGAGGTAAGTTCTTCGACTTCCTTCAAAAAGTCTTTTGAATTGATATCTTTGGCCATTACTCTTCCAACTTCCTAGCTATGTATGGCCCAAAACCATCAATGATTTTTACAAAGGTCTCAGTATGTTCACTATGATGATGTGTGATGTACTGACCAAACTCTTTAATGACGGTGGCTGCAACGGCTAACTTTCCGATTTTCTTATCACCGCCCGCTAAGTCGATGACCGAGGTATACATGTCCTTTAGCTGCTTGAGCACCTTTGCCCGCTCAGCCAACGGCATGTCATCGCCCTTTTCTTTCAGGGCTTCAAGTGCCGAACTTACTTCAAGCGAGAACTCCTGAATAAACATTTCAGTAAATTCGCCTGCCGGTCCCGTTGCTTTTCTAGCGGCAGCTCGGGCTAAATCCCAGCAATCACCACAGGCTTTCGCATCAAGCTTCCATCGTCTTGCAGTGCTTTCTGGTACTTCATGCTTTCTAGCTGAGAGGGTCAGATTCAAAAGCCCGTTTACATAGCTATCACGGACAGCAGTCATCACTTCATCACCATGAGCCATTAACCGCCTCCTAGCTTCATCAGCTCTGATGTAATAGCTGCGGCCACACCTGTTAAGCCACTCGCGCCTGCTATTTTCAAGCGCGTATTTGTGAGCTGCTTTTCGGCTTTTTCGACTCTCACTTCAAGCTTATCTACTCGTGCATTGACGTCTGTTTTTATCTGTCTGACTTCATTCAAAATAGATGTTTGCGTCGCTTGAATTTGGCCAATTGATTGGAACAGCTGATTCTCTTGTTCAGGCGTCATACCATTCCCCTGTTTTCATCTGCTCAGCCAATTGGTCAGCGCGTTCTCCCACTTGCACTGCCCAGCGGCTATCGAACATTTCAATTGCTGCTTTATCCCAGTTTCCTTGCTCTACGGCAGCAAGTGTCTTTTTGAAAGCTAACAAGCCATGAATGCCAAGGTTAAAGGCCATGTTGATAAGTACGGCTTTGCGAGCGGGATTACATTTTGAGGTGTCGATGTGCTTTTCAACTTGGGCAGTAAAATAAGCAATATCGTTATTGAGTAGGTAATTGATTTCGTCGTCAGTCAGGCCTCTTTGCTCAAGGTTTCTGCCAACGCCTATCGATTGGTAGCCGCCAGGGCAAACATAGACTTTATGCTCGTATCCTTCATGGCCAATGAGTTGTTGTTTTAGTTTTTCCATGCCATTTCCACATGTGGTTGATCACGTGGCTAGTCTGGCAAATTAGGAGTGGGAAATTAGGTGTAAAATGTTTTACACCTGATCGTAGTAATGCTGCTCAATCTTTATTGAGGCCTATTTAGGAGAACTAACGTTTATTACATTTAGTAAATTTTCTCTTGTCCGTTTCCACCATACCTCATTTTCAATGCCAAATAAATCTAAAGCCTTCAGCAAGAGTGGTATCGCTTTTTCATTATCACCTACTTTCATTAGACACTCGCCTTGCATAGCAAATGCAATGTTTCTTTTTTGTTTGTATTCATTTGCTAATGTCTCAAGAGGTATGAGAGGTTTCAGTTTTGAATAAGGAAATTTTTTCTTGTCGTCATAGCGTGCTCCATAGTATGGATCTAGAGTTGCAGAAATCATGTTTGCAAGCCAATTCGCTTTTTTAGAGTACTCAATGAGAACAGGGATTGCCTTATCACAATTCCCTGATGAGAATAAATTTTTGGCTTTTTCTTCTAAGGCATCTACCTCTGGTTGTGTGATTAAACCAAGCTCTTTTACCTTCGAAGATGAGGCTGTTAAGTCAAACGGGTCAATTGCTTTTTTTACTTCCTCAGCATGACAAGTTACAGAAGCTGTGATCAAAATAGCCATAATTGCTTTTTTCATTTTATATCCTTTGAAAATCAAATTTATAGATATATTACCCCTTTAAATGCTATAGGTTAAGAATAATTACTTCCTGATATTAGCTTGCTACTACCGTTGGTCGCGCAAGTGATGTTTTGGTATAGTTCATCTAGCTTATCTAAAAATAAAACAAAATTTTTTAAGGAAGATTTAATTTGAGTGAGAATAAAGTAGATTTGGTTGATACCCATTCGAAATCAACTGTTGTAGACAACGGAGAAACTGTAGAGTTAAACGATGTTGGTAAATTAGTTGAAGGGTTTCTAACCCCCTACATACAAGGCCAGCAGTTAGTTGCTGCTGAGGCTACGAAGCGTGCTGAAATTCAAGCTAAGTTGATAGGTCGGGGTTTAAATTACTTTTTCGGGATAGCATTTTTGATACTAGCTATCGCATTATTTGCATTGTTTACTGGAAAAGATGACCTTGGAGAGAAAATTATTTTTGCGGTTATTACTTTTATTGGGGGGTTAGGCCTAGGTAAAAGCCTACCCAAAGGGAGCTAAACAGTCAGTTTTCACTGCATAGTACGAAAACTGACATCCAACAAACCTACAACTTCAACTCCATTTGCTTATGCGCATCTACTACTAATATCGGTGCGCCATTGGCTTCGGAGGTCACTATTAAGTTGATCATTTGTCTGGTCAACTTATAGCGGCGAACCAAATCTTGGACTGAAGCGCCCTGCTTAAACTTCTGTCTTATCTTGATGTTTCTTAGCTGGATTAAAATCTTGTCCAACTTTTGTCTTTGGTAAGTACTAACCGCATGATTAGAGGTGGGAAATTAGGTGTAAAATGTTTTACTGGCTATTAAGCTTTGTACAAAAAATGGTCTTTGCATTATCATAATTCGCTGAATGCTTTTGTAAAGGGCTGTTTTTTGGCATATATAGTTAATTCCTTGTATTTTGTAAAACGTTTAATTACTTTATAGCTAGATTTTTTAGTATTTCTACATGAGTTAAAAGGATTATTTCTATGGAGCCAAAACCAACATACTTAGACTGGCAATTTTGGACCGCTGTAACATCTATAATCGCTATAATCTTATCGCAAATACCACCGTTGCGTGTTTTTTTTAAAAAGAAGATGTTAACGGTAGAAAAGCATGGGTTGATAACTTTGAGTCACCGCATTGGCTCACCAACCATGGGTATATTTTTAATACTCCAAAATGAAGGAGGAAGAACTATAAATGTTAAGTCTATTGAGTTAAATGTTGTCAAAGACAAAAGGGAGTCTTTTAAGCTTGTTGGAAAAGGTTATTTTAAAGAGTCAAGTGATACAAATAGCACGCTACTTACTCCATTTAGTATCAATGTCGGAGAGTCATGGAGACACTCAGTCTTTTTCTATGAAGATTGGTCAAGAAAAAAGCAAACAGAATATAGAAAATTAGAGTCGGCTGTTAGAGACCATATACAAGCCCAAAGCCTCGGGTCTGAAAAACTGCATGAAGCAAAGCCGGAAGATGTTCAATCTTTAATTAACATTTTTGAACGGAGTTTTAAGTGGGAACCAGCTGAATATGAAGTTCAATTAAAAGTACTTGGCGACCAAGGGGACTTAATAGCACAGGATTCGTTTAACTTTGTTCTATTTGACAGTGATTCTGAAGAGTTGGCATCTTACCACAAGCAATATAAGTATGGTGATGGCGTTTACTACTATTCAAATAAATTACCTGGTGTATCTATAGATATATCCTAATTGAAACTGATTTCTCGTATTTTTAGGCCAGCCCCCACACCTAACAACGAAGGCTGATCACAAACCTACAACTTCAACTCCATTTGCTTGTGCGCATCGCCAACTAAAATCGGTGCGCCGTCGGCTTCGGAGGTCACTATTATGTTGATCATTTGTCTGGTCAACTTATAGCGTCTTACTAAATTTTGGACTGAAGCGCCCTGCTTGAGCTCCTGTCTAATCTTAATGTTTCTTAGCTGGATTAAAATCTTGTCCAACTTTGGTATTTGGTAAGTACTACCTGCATGGTTAGATAACGCCCTTGCCATATCAACGCTAAACCGCTTACAAAATTCGTGATTAGGCGTTGGCGTATCGGGAATAAAAAACAAGTTGCCCTGCTCTTCACTTAAGGCGTTTACTGCGTCATCCAGCCCCATAACTTCCACAAACAACCGCAAACCGTGTGGCAGCAAAGATGCATCCAATTCATGCTCAGCCATCGTCTAATTCCTCTAACAACTGCTCAATGCTGAACTCATTTGATGCGGCCTGCATTTCTCTTGTTTCATCCCATTTGGTCCTAAGCTTGCCAATACGCTTAATATTTGGCGGTAAGTTATCGTACTGGGCCTCTTCGTAAAGCGGTCTGTCTGGGTTAATTAGGATTGGTTCACCTCTAGGCATGATTCGTCTCCTTACGATGTAGCCATTGCTTTAAAATCTCTATCACTGCTTGCCAGTGACCTTCGGCATTATATAGGCGCTTACCGTCACAAAACTTCTCACAAAACACATCACATGCCTGTTTTGAATCATCTTCGACTTTCCCAGCACTGGCCAATTGACTCCAGAGGCTATAAATCAACCTCAATTGCTTTGGCATTTCAGCCATATTCCGATATCGCCATAATAATGCCTTTTGTTGGTTCTTATTAAGGCCAGTACAACTATTTGTGAGACCACCGCTTATCTGTTTAACGTTTTTTACATGGCATACCTGATCAATGCCTGCCGCCCTTTGCGCTGCTTTAATTGCTTTTATCATCGGGTTCATGCTGCATCCTCCACGCGTTCTACTCGGTGTTCTGGAAATACCACAAACTCTTCTAGTTCAAAGTCCCACGGTTTGGAGTTATCAACACATAAAGTCGCTATGTGCCCAAAACGGTTGGTAAATTCCTTGGTAAAACTTACCTCTAAATTAACCTTGGCTATTTGCTTGCACTCGTATAACCTCTGCCCAAGGAAAATACAAAACGCCGCTGGTACATTGCCGTTTGCGCCATCTAATATGGACCCGCTTGGGTCTTGCATGGCTAAAACATTCAGCATGTGTTGGTCGGTTAGCGTGTCATTTAGTACAAAATGACCGCCAAAGGTATTGTGATATATCTTTACTCTTAACATGGTGTTTTCCTTAATTTATGAGCCCAGTTGCAGCTAGGCTCGTTGCTTTATACAGCTTGTTGATTCAGTACATTGGCGAAGATCGAGTTCACCAAGAGCTTGTCTAACTTTTTGTTTGGGTTTTTCCGGCTGTGACTCAGGATATGAGGGAGCAGGTTTTCGACTAGGAGCCTTGAATTTCCCTCTACCCTTTTATGCAACCACTGCCACCACTGCTCGTCGTTTGATTCAAGCGGCACAGTGCCCTGAGTTAATTCATTGAATAGGTTTTTGATGTCTTCTACGGGTACTTCACCAATGGGTTTTGGCCAAAAACACACACGAGAAGAGATAAGCTCATAGCGTTCGTTAGTTTGCAGCTTATCGACCAGCTGAATATTGCCAATCAAACACACACCAACTTTTGCAGCATCTGAAATGGTTCTAAGTGGGTCTAACGCGCTAGGTTTACACTTGTCGGCTTCATCTAACAGGATGATGCGCTCGGTGTTTTCTATGGTTCTAATGATGTTTTCAATATTCTGCGATACGCTTGATTTTTTCGGTAATCCCAAAGAGCGACATAAAGACTCAATTACTTGCTTGCTGGTCGTTTGCTCACTGCCCACAATCAAAATCGCTTGTGCGTTTTCTTCGCAGTAGCGCTCTAGCCCTTTGCTTTTACCAATACCCGCTTGGCCTGCCACAACCGCAAAACGACGCCTCGCTCTTGCGTGTTCACACGCCATATTAATCATCTTCGCAACGCTGGTTGATACAAATGGCACTTCGCCGTATCGAATGGTAATAACAGGTCTATCATCACACTCATTGTCGGCTGCGGCGTCGTCGCCAGCGGGGGCAACAATGGCATATATGTCATGCAAGTACTTGGTTGGGCTCGCCGCATACTTACCAGAGAGTAGCTGGCTAACCGTCGAAGGTGACTTATTAATCTTTTTGGCAATGTAAGTGCTGTTTACCCCTTGGTTTGCAATGTCTTCATCGGTCATGCGCTTTTTAATGCGCGCTACAATCAACTTATCATTGGCGTTATAGCAGTCCGCAAAGCCACTCTCGCTGCCAAACTCTTTGGGGTCAAAGTCACCAAAAAAGTGTGCCCACATTACATCTAGTAGCTTTTTAGGGTTTGTTGGTGACTCGCCATTCAGTACTGAATTTACTTGGTTTAAGTCATAACCTAAGCAATAGTCCTCTGGCCCTAAGGCATAAAACTCAATTTCTTCGTTAATGAGCTTTACTTGAACTTGTTGCTCGTCGCTGTAATGGTTGGTGAACTTATTCATGAATGTCTCCTAAATCTAATGGGTATTCGTTAGTAACGGGGGCAACGTGTTCAACCTCAAAATCTGAGAGGTCCATGTTTAATACTTCAGGTTCAATTTCAGGAATGGCTTGTACATCTGCGGCCAGTTCTTCAACGGCGTCTACGTCAATCACACGTTTTTGGTCAGCTCTTGCACGCTTTTCAGAAAGCTGGTTTTGAATGCGCTTTTCTTGGCCTTTAAGCCGATTAAGGTCGGCTTCTTCAATTCGGCTAGTAGGCAACGCCTCAACCTTGTGCTTAATGCGGCAGTTCATAATGAACTCGCCAGATTGCTCATACAGCACAAGGTAGGTGTCGTCGTGCAAGTCATAGCCTGCAACCAGCTCTTTACCGTTAAATTGAAATAAGTAGTCAGCGGTATACACGCGCTTATGTAACTTTATTTGGCCACGGGCTACTTTCACTTTGGTCCTTGGCAGTACCACAAAATCCGTAATGGCAGGCTGCTCTTGAATAAGCCCCTCTTCCCATACTTGCATGCGGGTTTTACCCTTTATCTCCGGGTGTGGGCTGTTGTGGTAATGCTCTAAAAACGCTTTAAACTCCGTTATCCACTGGTCTAAAGATGGCAGCTCTCGCTTGCCTTTTTTCACATCGTTAAGCAGCTTAAGCTTTTCGCGCTCGTTATGGTCTGGGCCGCAGTAGCTTTTAAAGCGCTTGCCAACGTGCTCTTCCATATGTTTAAAAAAGCGCTCAATCCACTTAGCACGGGCATTTCCGGGTATGGCAAAAATGACCTCAATATCAAACTGCGCATAAACACCACAGCACTTATCAGACATCATTTTTGACCTATAGCCACTGCCGTTATCGACATACAACATGCTTGGAATATGCTGATGGGTTTTAATTGAGCGGGTTAACGCCGTCATGGTGGCGATGGCATTTTCAGACTCGCTAATCTCCCAGCCAACAATGCAGCGGCTCGCCACATCTTGAAATGCCGTTAGCTCAAAGCGCCATGCTTTACCTGTTTTTGGGTGTGCCACATATACATCTACTTGGTGGCCGTCGCCGTTATAAATAAAGCCAGGGGCAATATGCTTAGTGGAGCGAATAATAAAGTCTTTGTGCTTTTCACGATAAAGCTTTGCGCCCATACGGTATGGGCTTTGCGGGCCAAGTTCGTGCGGCATAGAGTTTATAAAACGTCTAACTTGGCTTGCCGTTGCATCAAAACCGAGCTTTTTTAAGTCTTCAGCAACCAATGCGAAGCTGGGTGAGTTAATACAGTGGTATAGCTCCAGCGCTTTAGCTGCCCATTTAGGCTGCGCGGGCGTTCGGCCTTTGTGTTGTGGCAGTAGCCCTTCAACACCTTGTTGTCTATAGGCATTGACCCAATTAAAGGCCGTTGCACGTGTTGGTACTTTGCCAAGCTCACGAACGGCTTGGTGTATGGCAGGTGTTACTAGCCCATTATTGAGTGATTCAACAAGTGCAGCCCTTGCTTTATCTACACTTAAGCCACTTGCAATCCAGTATTTAACCAATGCGGTACGGTTTTGTGCCGTTTTGCGTGCTTTGTCGCTGGCCTGTGACCATGCACTTTGGCTCACAACCGCAGGTAAATTGTTAAATCTAATTACAGCAGGATGCATTACTTGATCTCCTTGCTTTGCTTTTCTACTAAAAATTGTTCGAGCAGCCGGTTACGTTCTGTTTCAACGTATTGCCACTCAGCTTTTGTAAACTTCGGTAGGTGTTCAATGCCTTCAATATGCCCAGCAAACTCGCCACTTAAACGCTCAAGCGCTGTACCAATTTGGCTGTAGATTGCCGCCCAGGTGTGATGCAATACTTGCGCAGCACTTACACGCGAGTCCAAATCCAATTGACGGTTATCACACAGCTGACTAATTTGCGTGATGGTGCTAACAAGCGCTTCGTTTAGTAGCTCGGTATTACAAATGGCGTCTTTGCGTATCTCACTAATAAACACATGCATGTCAAAACGTACTTGTGGCACTTTACGTAGTTTTTCATGTTCCAAGTCATTAATGGCCCGCGCCGCAGTTACCTGTAATTCGTCACGCTCTTTTATCAAATCGGCCACTTGTTGCTTTATGGCGTTACCTGATGTCTCGGCCAGCACTTCGTAGTCTTCGTCGTCTAGCTCTTTAAGCGTTTCGATTGGTACTTTGGTAAGTTCGTTAAGTTGATGAGTGTTCAAATTCAAAATGGACAATTTGTCCACTTTGCTTTTGGGCAAAGCTTTTAGCATTTTTGCTATAGCCATGGCCCTGCTAGCCGTTCGTCTATGAATGCTTTTCTCATGTAATAGAGAATTAAAACGCCCATGTTCTGTTTGCGACTTCAACCAAAGCAATAACACGCCCATTTTTGCGGCGTCTGTAAATTGTCTATTTGCTAGGAAAGCCACTTGATCCATGCATTCATCAATGGTCGCTGGTAACTCGACATACAAAACAGATTCAAGCTGACCTATTTGGTATTCGATCTCTTCAGCAGATTCAGGACAAACTAAGTCAGAACTCATAACAACTCCGAAATTCAGGCAGATCTTGGTCTTTGATAGGCATGGTTTAAGCTCCGAAATTAGGTATTGATTTTGACTGCTTCGAGAATGGATTCGCGCTTATCATTTAGTTCGCGTATTTGGACCTCACATTCTGAGGCTTCTTGCAGTTTTTTAGCGCGTTCGTCTGAGGCGCTGTACATAAGAGGCATAAGCAATATGTTGGCAGGTTCAACACTTTTAATGGCCCAACATAAAGCTGGTAGGTATTGAATTGGCATTGATGTGGGTTGGCTTGGAGCAAACCACTTATTAAGTTTAGCCTCGTCTACTTCAACAATGTCTACCTTAAGTGCCGCGTTCATGCGTTGGGCAAGGCCATTGCGGGTAAACCCACACCTGCGCATACAAGCATTAACGCATTGGCTAAAATGGTGGAGTATTTCGCAATCAGGCGGTATCTCGCTCTCTAAAATGTTCATGGATTCTTGATTCTCAGACATGGTAAAAATCTCCTTAAATTAACCTAGACTTGGTGGTTCTATGGGTTCATGCTTGGGTCAGGCACAGGCTGGCCCGCTTGGATTGCTTCAATGATTTGATTCCGCCTTTGGGTCCGATCTTTTGGACCGCGTTTTGGCTTCGTAAGGTATTTGTTACCGAAGACTTCTGTTCGTTTCTTGTTTAATGCTAAGCATATTGCTTCGGCGATGACGAAAGATTGAACCGCGCCTCTTGCAACGTTAGCGACGTGTGAGTTTGAGACTCGCTTTGCTTTTGCGATATCTTCAATCTGTATGTCTTTGTTTGATAGTTCTTTCTTTATGTCTTCATATGACATTGTTGTGTAAGTCAT